CGGTGAAATTCGTGAAGATTTAAAGAGTACAAAAAACATTTCAAAAGATGAAATGAATATTGCAATTGAAAAATTTAGAAATTTTGCTTCAGATAATGGAATTTATTTAATGGATGCCGAAGAATTTAAACAGAATTATTTTTTGGTCCAGCAGATGGAAGAAGAAAATAAAATATATTTATAACACAAAACTAAAAAAGCGTTTTAATGTTTTTTAGATAACGTTAAAAAATGAAATATGAAAGCTAAATTAAAATTATTTTGTCCGCTTTGCGAAAATTTATTTACAACGCATAAAAGTAATAAAATATGGTGCGGTAATGAATGCAGAGAAAAGCACGAAAAAGTTAAAATGCTGGTAAAAGTAAATCAAGAAAAACAAAAAACTTTTAAAAATGAAAATTTGGAATATAACTTTGAAAGAGATACTTTTTCCATCAAAGGTTGGAAAACTGCAAATGAAGAACAAAGAAAGGAATTAATAAAAAAAGTCTATAAATATGTATAAAATAGTTTTTAATTTTAAAAAGGATTTGGATAAAAGTATAATGGTTCAAAAGAAAACAAAGAAGATGAACAAAATCTTTTTTATTCCGAAATCAATTATATTAGACCAAAAAATTTATACTAAAGAAAAAAACCTTTGGAAAGATTTAAAGTATGAAGTTGAAAGAATTGAATTAACACTT